TATCTCTAACTCTTTCTCTATCTCTCCGTAACCACTTTGTAACATTGATGTAACATTGTTACGCTCTATTTTTTCTTTTTTAGCTCTACACCTACGCATTCTGCTAGCTGCAGCAGTTTCACACCCTGTACTATCTTTTGTATCTGGTAGATAGTATTCTTCATCAGAACGTATTTCTAATAATCCTGTTTTTAATAGGTATTGTATGGTGATTTTTACGTTTTCTTCATCTTCATCTAGGTCTAATGCTAGTTCAGATGCGAAATCATCTTCTAAGCCGTCAAAGAATAGTTTGCCATCATCCATGATTGAACGGAGCATCATTTCTAGGTATATGATCGTGTATGTATCACCGCCAGCAATCTTACGTAATCGCTTTATCTCTTTTCTTTTGAAGAAATCTTTATGCAACTTCAACCAAAAATATCTTTTAGGTTCTGCCATAGGCTATTCCTTACTTAATTTTTCTTCTACAACTTCACGTAAGAACGAGTTCAACCCAGCATAGACAACTTCATTGATACACTCTAATTCGTCGATAATATCTTGATGAAATGTTTTATCTCCTTGTTTACGTTTGTAATAACCAAGTCTTGCATTGATTAATGCTCTTACCATATCCAATTTTTCATATCCATTAATTTTGCATTTTTTCATATTCATCAGTCCTCTTTTCTATTTCCTCTAATAAGTGTTTGCGTATCTCTTTTGCGAACACGCCGTGTGCTTGATTGTGGCATTGCATACACAAGCAAGCCAGATTTCTTAAATCACTTAAACCGCCTTGTGAACGGAACACTATATGATGGCATTGTTCAGCCCTGTAACCACATATAACGCATTGTCCGTTATCACGTTCATAGGCTTGTTTTCGTGTTACTGAATATAATTTGTTATCCCTTTTCTTTCTGTTGTTCACTCTCCCACCCCTCTATGAGTGATTGAATGTATTCACTAGGTTCTAACTTGATACCTAGTTGTTCACATTCATCGACTAAACACTCTATTAATCGGCTCATTTCTTTTGTGTTGTATACGCTGCTGCCGTGGTAACACATGATGTTGTGATAACCTTTTAGGCTCTGACATTCGCCAGCATCTTCTGCTAACCAGCCTATTCCGTGTCCTTGCCATATTTGAATATAGCGTTCGACTGCATCCTCACGGACTGGAACATATGTGAAATGTCCACAGTCCTTTATAGCTTTTTTGTATACATCTTCTTTTGTTGTGTAACTATTTTTGCTTAACTCAACTGCAATCTTCTGTGCTATAAGCCAGCAATAAGAATTGGCATTTAGACTTCTTGATTTAGCTTTACGTTTGATTTCTACTGTGTATTCTTTGTCAGTAGTAATCTTTGATAGATCATTGTCATGTGGTGCAGGTATTACTACCATTACACCTAGCGGACTTCTTAACGTTTCGATGTTATTTGTTGTCCATTTCATCGTTTAGCGTACCTTTGGGCGTTCACCCAGTTGAACGCTTGTTGATAAAGTTCTTGTGTCATGTCTTTTGACTCATTAACTTTTAGCGTTTCTTTTAGATAGTGTTTCAAATCATCTTCACTAATACCGCCTTGTGTGGCTCTAGCTTTTAATGTTTGCCAGTTGTACACAGTTTCTTGCGTTTGTTGTTGTGTATTTTCACCAAAGGTATAACGTACTTTCCCTTTACTATCTACAACAACTAACCGCACAATATTTCTGTTTTCATCGTAGGCAATGTCTTTTACTTTGAATTTTGCGTTTGATGTTAGCTTTCCGTTCCTTTCTATATATTCCGATTTATCAAGTTGAATATACACAAATGGTGCGGAGTATAATTCCCTACCGATACCCCAGTTAAAACCAGCTCTTTTAAAACTATCAGATGCTTGTCCTTTCTCTTTTTCCGTGTTGCTCTCTGTTCCCACATCACTTTTAGATATCCATTGTTCTTTTACTTCATCCCAAATCGATATCGTACAATATAAGTTGCCATTAACTACAGAATGTTCACGTTGCCAGTTCATAGCACCTACAGTTTCATCAAGGATATTCATATCAACACGTGCATCTTTATATAAAAGAATTGTTGTTCCAACCGCTCCTGTTTTGTTTTGTCCTATAGATTGTATTCTGCAATCTATCTCACTTGCTTTTAACTCTCTAAACTTCATTATTCACCTAACCAATCTGTAAGTTCATGTGTTTTTCAATTCTTGCACCAGCTACTTCTTGTTCGTTCTTGATAGCTTTTTTGATTGCCACCTTATCGGCTGCGATTGTTACTTTTCTAAACTCATCAGGTAGTGCATCCAAGTTATCAATCTCTACTGTTTCGCTTTCTTTGTAGTAGCATTTGAATTGTCCAACTTTCTTTTCTGTTAGTTGGTTTTCTTTCATTACGTGATCAATGTTATTTTTCAATCGTTCTGTCATGTTTTCTAAAGTCTTAGCTTTAGCACTTAGCCGTTTTGACTCATCCTTAAACGCTTGAATATCACCTTTGATGTTACGGATAAACATTGCAGTATTTTCGATTTTTTCATCAATGCTGCAATCTAACATATCCAAAGTATCTTGGATAGCTTGCATATCCTCTTCTGTTTCTGCAACTTCTAACATTGCTTGCAACTCTTTATAATCTTTATTTAGTTCATATAAACTTGGCATTCAAATTCTCCTTGTGTTAAAATACAAGTAGAGTATTTTCCAATATCTCTACACAAAGTCCGCTGAAACTTCTTCTACACTTTTCACTAGCGGACTTTTTTATTTTCATAATATCGAATATCATCTAACCAATATCCAACTAATAACCACATCACCATGCCTAGCATTGTTTGACAAAAGAATGTCCAAAAATCTATCGTGTCCAACTGTAGACTTCCCATTCCACCAACAACTAATATCGCTGCAATGGTGCGTAGTGCATAACATAACTTAATCATTCAAATCTTCTCCTACAATCACTAGCATTTGGCTGGTGATTTTTTTTATTTCACTCTTTAACTTTTTGTTTTCTTTTTCTAATCGCTCTACCTCGTTTTTTAATTTTCTGTAACCAATAGCAGAGTATTCACTTTCAACTCCTGCTAATGCTTCAACCTCTTTTTTACTAAACCTCACACCGCTTACATTCGGCAGTTGATTTAGTTTGCCTTTATTTCTTAGGTCATACACTGCAGTTAGTGAAATTTGAAATAGTTCCGCTACTTGGTTAGCCGTGTATACTAGGCTCTCCATCGCTTTTCGTTCCTTGCGTGGAGGTCAGCCGTTCTAGCTAACTTTACCCATGATAGAATAACTTTCTTATTCCATCTTGATTGGTTTCGTTTATGCCATTTAGCCTTGATGAGTTTCCGCCAGTATTGTGCGTATTCATCATTTCTGCCTGCATAACCAAACATAGTTGAGTTTTGGCTATAAATTTTATTGGCAACAGTTAAATCATTATGATTTTGAACTAACATAAAACCGCCTCTCTAAATTACAGTTTAACTGTAATTTTAGTGCAAAAAAATATTACAGAAAAATAATTCTGTGGTACGGAACACCATATAAATTTTCAATCTTTTTCAATACATGAACATCAGGAGAAGATTTCCCTTTCTCATAGTTGATTAGCGTGTATTCGCTAATACCTAGCATTTCTGCTGCTTTCTTTTGAGTTAGTCCAGCATTTACTCTAGCTGCTTTTAAGGTCATTCCATCTTGAACAAATGTTTCTTGTGTCAATTTATCACCTCGCTTTATCTATTTGTTGATTGTATTGTATTACAGTTAAACTGTAATGTCAACAGTTTTTCTGTAAAATCTAAAAAAAATAATTGATTTTTTTACAGTTTAAATATATGATATAGATAGTAAATAAAAATTTTAAAAATCACAGAGAGGTGAAAGCAATGAGTGATTTAGGAAATAAAGAAATATTCGCTAAAAACCTAAGATATTATATGAATTTATATAATAAGACTAGAAATGAAGTAGCCAATGATAACAACGTATCATATACAACTCTTGCTAGTTGGTTAAATGGTGATAACTATCCACGCATTGATAAGATTGAAAGATTGGCTAATTACTTTAGAGTGAATAAAGCTGATTTAATCGAAAACAAATACTCTGACAAAGAACCATATTATAATGATCCATCTGTTACAGAATACGCACAAGCCGTAAAAGATAACCCAAATCTTAAATTACTCTTTGATGCAAGTAAGGATATGTCAAAGGATGATATTGAATTTGTAATAAACACTATTGAAATGTTAAAGAAACGTGAGGGTAAATAATATGGAATTGCTATTATCTGTTGTATCTATAGTGGCTTATTTCTTTGGCTATCCTACTGTTGCAGGTATTATAGGTATCATAGCCACACTAGTGTTTATATTGTTCTATTCAAAACAAAACAAACCTTATGCAGTTTTTGTTCCATGGTTAATCATTTCAATTCTACTAAATGTATTATTTATAAATTACAAACCTAACCTTATATTAAGCATAGGTATTGTTTCCTCAATGTCTATATGGCTTACTTCTGTTTTAGTTTGGTTGTTCAGTTTAATAACAAGTAAGTGATGCGGAATTTTATACACATTCTTTTATGTACAATATCCCCATAAGGGGGTTAAGTATTATGAATATAGTTTTGATTTACACTAAGTTAAGACCTACACAAACTGCGGTATTAAAACTAAACGATGATGGCACTTACACCATTCTCGTTAATAGCGATAAACCTATTGATGTACAACGCAAGGGTATACTACATGAGATAGGTCATATATTAAATGATGATATGTATAGTCATGCTCATATTGATTTAATAGAACGCATGGCACACGCAAGGGAAATAGAGTTTGAGGGCATCAACTTCTACACACATATATTATGAGGTGAATTATGCAATACAATTTCACTATCAGAAAAAAAGATAAAGGGTTTCAAATCATAGTCGCATACAAAGACGGCTATAAGTGGA